TATAATTGGAAAAACAAAACGTATGGTTTTGGAAAAACAAAACGTATGGTTTTTTTATATGACAAGATGTCAGTTTAAGGGTGCAAATTTATTCAATTTCTAAAATAATTTGACCAAAAATTCTTAAATTACCTGTTAATGTTGATAAATCGTTGCCATTAAACAAACTACAAGATATATAAGAATTATTACCAGATTTTATAGAAGTAGCATATAATACATAATTATCCACTGGAACAGTCCCGTCAGGTGTTAAACCAAATAAAGACCTTGATGGTGAATTAGATGGGATATTAAAAGGAAGCAGAATTCTTAAAAAAAGCCCTGCATATTCATCAAAATACCCATAAACATATACATCAAATATTAATGTTTTCCCTATTTTTTTATATCTCGTTATACCCATGAGCGCGGAAAAAGTTCCAGTACTTAATACAGTATAATGATCTGGATTAAAGTTAATATTAGTCCAGCTTTGCGAAAGAGCATCAGCACCTGTAAGTTGAGCAATAATATCTGAGAGTAAAGGAAGATTATAAGGCGGAGGTCCGCCAAATGGGCTATTATATAGAACAGCTTTTCTTATCTGATAAGTTCTTTGAGTTTGTCCATTATAAAACACCTTATCACCGTCAGCGTCATAAGATGCATCTATTTTCCAACAAATTTCATTTGGTGAGGATTTTGTAATAGTATGAGCTTCTACCTCACATATTTCTCCATCAATAGAGACATAACCGCCAGTAGTTGTATAATCATCATTGTTAATAGTTACTTCTGCTCCGCTAATTCGGAAGGAGTTTGAAGGATTTATGTTAAAGGCACTTAAAAGCGCTTTAAAAGCGTTTCTAACACTTTCTTGTTCAAATCTTATGTCGTTTAGTTTAAGCGGAAAACCCCCGTTAATATTTGTTAGTAATTTGTTCATTTTAAATTATTTGAATTATATATTTTGTTCCTGTTAATTTATAATAGTCAACAATTTTTTTTACTTCATAGTAAGAATTGTTATAGATAGAAGCAGGAAGGCAAACAGCAAAATCGTAAAGCGTTGTTTCTTCTGCATTATATATATATGGCTCATTAACATTTTCAGCTTTGTTATATAAATATACTTCATCATTCAACATTTCTCCTACATTATATATATGTGTATCTATATATGTATTGTCATCCAGTATATATATGTTATTATTGTTAAATTTTGTTTTTAAAAAGTTTTCTAAAACAATAACCTGAGCATTGTTTTGAATCTTATCTAATATATCAAGTCGCCAATTGTAAAACTGATTATATACATATATAATAGGTAAAATAAGCGCATTAATAAATGCAAGTATTTTTTCCTTTCTTAAAAAAGGAGGAATGTTGTAAAAAGCTATCAGATTAAAGTCTTGATTATACATTGGCTATATATTCAATATTAAGTTCTACAATAGACATATAACCTGCAACTGAATAATAATTTTCAGTAAAATTAGAATAAGAAGCAGCATTATAAGATTTGCCTTGTCCATACACCATAATAGGCTCTATGACGCCCTGAGCAGTTTGTATTGCATCAACTGAGGCAGTCATATTAAACTTGCCGTCAAAGACTATGCTTGCAAGATAATTATTAATGGCATCAGCAACAGGATATGTTCCTGGCTCCGTTATTAGTTCACCTGAAGAAGTTAATACACTGGGGTCATAATAAACCTTATATGATAATTTTAACATATCAGCGGGCTGGCTAATAATTGCTGTTTTAATTCCAGCAAATTTTATATTTCTGATATACCATTTAAAAGCAGATAGTTGGTCAGATGATAGCTCTTCAGGTATATCATTATTAAGCCTTGCTACTTTAATAATCACTCTGCCGCCTGCTTCAACAATTGCACAACGCTTAATTATCTGTTTGTCAGAATCTATAATGCTGTATGAATATTTATCGCCAATAAGTTCAAGGTTGTCGCCGTATTGAAAAGTAAGACAAGCATTATGGAGCCATGCAACAGTGCCTGGGACAGCCGCTTGAATTCGCTGCTCAACTTCAGCCCAAAACAAATCCCATAATTTTTCGTGAGCCCAGATACACGTAGCAACTATATCTGCAAGCAGACGATAAATAGCCACCTTGCTTTGAGAGTTAAGCTGAGGTATATTAGTAGCTATATCTGCTAATATACTATCGGATATTTCTTTTATAGTTCGTGCCATTTATTTAATTATATACCATTTAGAGTTATTTCTGATAAGTGTTACACCTTCATATCCAGTAATACTAATAGAAGAAAGTCCATCAATAGTTTCTCCATCAATTGATTTTATTATAGTATTAGTTGCCTGGTTATTTATTCTTTTTATAAACAACAATTTTCCTTCAGGATAATTCCATAGAGTAACAGTATCGTTAATTACACATGGAGATTCTTTGAATATTAAAACATCAGTATTTACTACATTATAATTACTACTATCTCTTATTGTAGCTGTATAATATATTTGTGAATTGTTAATAGTAATGCCAGTACTATCTATTTCTATTGAAACAATTTTGGAATTATAATTTGATAAAATTTGTATTCCTCGCGCATTCAACAAAATATTATTTGCTATACCATACTCATTGTTGGGCTTATATATAAATTCGTTCACTAATTGCAAATTATTTTCATTAAAATTTATGTTTGTATTATAATTATACGAAGGATCACTTATAGTATCCATAATTTCAGCTTTATATCCTCCTACATCGTTAGAAATTTCAAAACGACCAAAACTATTACCTTGCAAATAAATAGCCCTTAAACCTTTCTTTGCCTCAACAAAGCCTGTTACTATTAAAGTATCATTTTCTGGGTATATTAATTTTATACCAGCCGTATCTTTAATTTTCACATTACCTTGAAAATAAGGCTGAGTATAATTAGGTTTCACCTTGACCTGAGCACAGGCGGTAATAGTTAGAACAAAAGCGACTAATAAAACATATAAATTTTTCATTGTGATATATAATAAAAAGTGTTAATAATTACAGAGTTAATTGCAACAGGCGTGTTGAGTGTAAATTTTCTATTATGTTCTAATCTAACATCTACCATTATTTTTCTAATTGTTTCAGCCTCTTCTATCTCCCAGACAACAACGTCAGCTATAACTGAACCTGTCATAATCTGTGGGTCAATAAGATTATCGCCTTCGTTTAATGATGTTATCATTGATTTGAGCAGGCTGCGCTGAGGCAATAGTTCCACATCGTCTTCCAGGTTAAAGCAAGAATCTATAAGGTCGCCAAATTGCTGTTCTGTGGGCTTATCGCCTGTATTGAAATATGATTTTAGTGTTGTTCTATTTTTTTGTGCCATTTTAGATATTGGTTAATTGTTCTAATATTTCAAATTTTTCATTAATACTATTGTTATCATTATAATTAAGATTTAGTATTATTTCTTTTTTTTGATGATAATTACCACGTTCTTCATTAATTACATTTTCCATTTTTTCTGTAAACTCTTCACCATAATATCCTTTGTCTGCATTCCTTTGTGTGTATATGTCCAATTTTCTACCATTTATTTCTGTATTAATTATATTATTTGTAGTTCGTTCTCTTAATAGATTTATCTTGTTTTGCTTCATCAACTCAAACTCTTCCGCTGTTGGCAATTGCGGGTCTATCTCTTCAACTTCATTCCCTTCTTGTATATAATTTTGATAATCAGTATCAGTATTTTCTGCAGTGCCAACATAAGTATAGTTTCCTGTATATTGATTTGCAACAAATAACATTATATTGTATTTGTCTATTCCTGTCTGTATTTTTTTGTATTTTCTTTCCATAATTATAAATAACTACATTTTGCTATTATTATCATCTTTTGAAGTGAATTACTGTATTGTATTTGTGATATGGATGCTGAACCTCCGCTAACTTCTGGTTTTATTATTATATAATATGTGGTTTTTGTTGTGTTTAATATTGTATAACTTTTTGAAGCTGTATAATATCTATAACTTGCACCAGATACATAATAAATTCCATCAATATCTGTGAACTCATTCTTACTCTCACTGTTTTTGGAAGTGCTTAATGATGTATATATTAATCTATCATAAGCATTTGCTGTCATTCCTACTGAAATGGCATAATATACATCCCAACATCCTATCGGCAACGATATTTGACACTGTGCAGCTCCTACATCCTGATTATTACTGTTATAATCCCCAAGATAATACCACGTTCCGCTTGATATAGAACTCGTCTTTTTGTGATAATTCGTATCTGTTACAATAACACTCCATTTATCTGGGTTAGCTGGAAAACCAAAAGGAACTTTTTTTGTACTAATTGCAAAGTCATAAATACTATCATTTGCTAATGTATAATCTGTTCCTCCATATAATGTTATTAATGTTTGACCACCAGAATATGATCCAATTTTAACCAATATGAAATATTTCAGTGTTGAAGATTGAGTTAATCTTATTCTCATTCCTAATTGTAATTTATTATAAACATCTGCATTAACACTAACTACAAATACAGGACTATCGGCTGAATCGTATATATAAGTGTTAATTTGGTCTTCTAACCAATCTTCCCCATGTAACACTTGGTCTCCTTTATCACCCTTATCTCCCTTTTCGCCTTTATCTCCCTTTTCTCCAGCATCGCCTTTATCACCCTTTTCACCAGTATCTCCTTTATCTCCTTTTTCACCAGTATCTCCTTTATCTCCTTTTTCACCAGTATCTCCTTTATCTCCTTTTGGTCCCTGAACTCCTTCAACACCTTCAACAAACTCATTAATAGCTTCCGACAGCTTTTGGGCATGTTGCACAGATGCGCTATATTGGTCTTCTTTCAATTGTGAAAGAAATTGTAGCATTGCTAAAATATCTGTCTGTAATTTATATTTTTTCAGCATTTAAAAGCGTTTTAAAAAGTGTTTAAGAAACGATAAAATCCTGTTCAACATACCCCTTCTTGTTTAATTAGCTCGTCGCCTGAGGCAGGTTGGATTTTATTTTGTTTATAATAAGTTTTTATTGACTTGTTTTCGTTGTTGCTTATCTCTCTAATGTTAAATTCAGTGCCTACAATAATATTATCAGTAATACCATTTATTATATCTTGATTATCCTCGAGAATATCAAACACAGCCTCAATGCTACCGAACTCCTGCAAAGCAATGTCAAATATATTCTGATTATTTCCTATAACAATTTTATTCATTATCTGGTTCAATCGTTATATTGGAAATATTATAATGATTTACATAAAAACCCATTAATAACTCCATTAAAAAAGGTGCAAGATGATAATCTTTACCATTATATTTAAAAAAGTTATTAGCACAAAAATTTTTTACTTTTGAGTTGTTTTCAAAAACGTTATATAAAGGCAGCAACATCTTTTCAACGTAATCTTTATAGATGTGCTTTTTTGCTATCCAATAATTGCAATAAGAAGGCGTCCATTTTGCTTTGTCCATTTGAAAAGGATAAATTTTCAGAGAGTCTATTAGATTAGATAACCTATATAATTCAGTGTAATGCTCTTTATTTCTTTTAATGCAATCTTTTAAACCTATATTTTTTGGAGTAAACATTATAATATCACTAGCAGCATTTGTGCTTTGAATTTTATTTTCAAGCTCAAACCCGGACGTAAATTTTGTTTTTTGATTAAATTTCCAGGAAACAGTACCAACATATTCGCTATCTATTAATTCTAATTTCTTATATATCTCCTTAATTACATCATTTTCAAAGTATATACTTTTCTTTCTATTGTAATATGGTTTAAACAAGGGATTAAGCCCTTTTTTGCTTTCATTATCAAAATATATCTGATAACACTCATAATCAACCTTTTTATTAAAAAGAACACCAAAACCACCCCAAACGCCGTCTGTTACAATTTCTTTTTTTTCTCCTTTAATTTCGCCCCAAAGTTTACTCATATAACAATTAAATTGCCTATGATATTCCGTGTCTATTATATCGTGAAATATAATCAATCCTCCTTCTTTAACTAAAGGTTTATACATTTCAAAATCTTTTTTTACTCCATTATAAGAATGGTCGCCATCTATAAAAAGAATATCTATTTCTTCATTTCCTAAAATATTTTTTAATTCTGTATAAATATCATAATTATGAGAATTACCAGTAATAAACACAGAATTTTTAATCTCTCCCTGAAGAGCTTTATTTCTTTGCTGAGTTTCAATGTCATTAAGACCTCCAAGATTGCCATTTAACATATCTACCGATATTTTTTCCCCTTCTCCCATTACTTTTGAAAAAGCATAAAAAGTTCCGCCTTTTGAAGTTCCAATTTCTACAAAATTTTTAGCATTTGCTTTTTTTATTATATCCAACACCTGAATCAACTCTTCATCGTGTTGTGTCATACCAAACTTTTGTCTGGCTTCATTTATTATTTCTTTCATTGTTTTCTTTCAGCTTTTATATTAATTATTCCATTATTATCTATTTCTATTTTTTCAAACAAATAGCCATCCATTTCTAACTGAATTGCTATTTCTCTTTTAATTTTCAATATTTCTTGGGGTGATTTTACCATATTTAAAAATTTAGTAATACCAACGCCTACTAATGGGAGCGTTTTGTAATAACCCTTTTCGCTCTGAAGTATATGCTCTATATGTTGAGTATCAGACTCTGCAACAACAAAATCACCATCTTTAATATATATATCCTCGTTTTTAATAATCAAGTCTTTTGTCATTAAGCAAACATTTTATTTATCCGTAAAACTAAATTGGTGAAATCCACTGCATTGTTAGGAGTTAATGATACAACACCCCCTGTAGTTACCGTTATCTTCAATATAGTAGTTATCATATCAATTAATAGTTCCTTTAAATTTTCTCCATTACTTTCAATCTCCATTTTGCCTCGGTTAATTATTCTAATCCCTGCAATTTCGTCTGTTTTGCTAATATAACAACGGTTTTTAGACCCGTTAATAGTACTAACCGTAACAAAGGACCCTACAGCAGGAAAAAATACAACACCATTATTTTTTAAGTCTATTGTCGTTTTTAATAAAACATCCTCAATAACAGGGTCTCCATCAACAGGCTGCACCACACAAGTTGAATTAACTCTATCAACACTTTGAACTGTTGCCTGAAAATTATATATACCTTTATTTTCAGTTAATTGAATGAGCATATTTTTTATATCGTTCATCCTGCCCTCCTTCCTAATTCTAATTGTCTTCTGAAACCCCCAGAGCCGAAATTTACAGTTGTTTTATCAATAAAATAACGACCTGCCCTCTCCGGGAAAAGTTCATCTTTCAATATTACTATATCCCCTTTTTCAACATAAGGTCTCCCAAAACCTGTTATGCTTCCTTTATAACCGCTATATTTTAATTTTTTCAAATCCTCTGTAGCAATTTGTTTGAGAGTTTTCAGAGATATATTATAGTAATCAAGAGTTCTTGTTTGAGCGTCTTGCTCTTTATCGCCAAGTTCTATTTCAATTTTTGTATTATTACTTAAATGAGAAAACGCTTTTAATTTGATTTTTATATCATCTTCTTTTACCCATTCTAAATTATTTGCTGCTATATTTTTTTGAAAATTATAAGTGTATGTTTTGTCCATTAATGAGTTGTTAGTATAATATACATATAATATATTATTTTTAAAATAGATGTTTAGCTTATAATTTTCTTTTATCTTATTCAGAACTTTGGCTGTGGTATTGTCATCTTTTTCAATTCTAAAAGTTCCCAAATCTACGTTTTCAGGCATATTATATTTAATATTTGGCGCTATATATTTTATAACATTTTTCAAATCAACCTTTGACCAGCTTTTAGGATTAATTTTAGTCTTTTTTAAGGCATACATTTCATTTTCACATAGTATTTCAATAGGTATATTAGCTTTTACCCCAACAACATATCCAGTAAACTCTTCAAACATAACATTGTCATATCCTAAGTTTATAATTACAGGATCTCCTGTTTTAATAACATCTTGCAATTTAACCTTATTTAATTTTAAATTCCTTGGCAACTTTATAACAGCAGTATCTGTCATGGTGTTGATACTATTTTCTATTACAATATCAGCAACATATTGAAAACGAAGTTTACCTATGCTTATATCTGTACGTAACGTAAACATTAAACAATTTCCTCCAATTCTACTGGTAAATCACTTAATGCTGATATTCTAAACGGTCTAATGTTAATCAAATTTCCACTGTTAGGCAAATCAATTTGTGTTACAACTATACTATAAACTCGTATAGCTTCTAACAAGGGAGAAGATACCCTTAAAGAACTTTTCATCATAACCAAACTTGTAAATTCTTTAATTTGTTCTATTGGTCCCTTGGTTCTGTCATCAGAAATTAGTATGCCCATAATATTTATTTGCCAGTCGCCATTGCTAATGAACTCTTTAATAGTCCCGTCTAATCCATCAACAGAGGTTTTTACTATATTTCTCTCTAAGTTCAAATCCATTAATACGTCTGAAAAAAACATTCCTTTTGTCCTAAACTGATAATCTTCAGCGTCGTCTATTTGCAGACTGCTAATAATTGGTGAACCTTGATAGTCAGCCAATTCTCCTATTTTTGAGATGTCAATTAACTTATATTTACTTTCTATGATTGTGTTGGGCATTTTATAAAAACGCATTGTTTCAAGCCCGAAAGCCTGAATTATCATATCCGTTATATTTATTTTAAATTCTCCCATTACAATATTGTTTCAGCATCTCTTATAACCGACATCAATCCGTCTGCTACCACATTTTTTGCTTTTTGAACCCCTTCTGTTAATGTAGTGCATTGAATTGTCAGCGATTTGATTATAGAATCTATCTTAATATTATTGTTTTTTATTTCAGCCTTGTTTCCGCCTGTAGTTTCTGCCGTGGTTTTTAGGCTGTTAATATTATTGCTTATAGAATTTGGATTATAATTATCAGCATTAAATCCTGTATTATTTTTTTGAGATAATAATTGTGCAACTGTTATATTTTTTGAATTAGCTTCTTTCACTGCTGCTAAATATTCCTCTCTCGTCAATCCGTTCTTTTCGGCTTCTTTATCTATTTTTTCATTAAACTTTTTTTGTTTTATATCTGCTACTCCTTCTTGAAAGCCTTTCTGATAATTTTGTCCTGCTTTTTGCCCAATAGATTTTATTTGACTTAAGCCTTCAGAAAACATAGACCAGTTAAAAGTTAAAGCGCCCCATATTATTTTACCCAGTCCTGAAAATAATTTTCCTGCATTTTGAAAAAATGTTACAATAAATCTCCATAGACCTTTAAAAAACCCACGTACAGTTTCGGATGTATTATATAAATATGTGCCTAAGGCTATTAAGCCTGCTATTATAGCGGCAATCCAGCCTATAATAGGAATATTATATATGGCTAAACCTAAAGCCCTTAAAGATGGTATTATACCTGTATATATTCCAACCCAAAAAGATCGTGAAAATAAATTTACAGCTAATGTAGAAATTCCCAATTTTGCATTTATTTTTACCAAACCTGCGGTTAAAACACTTAATGCAGGCTTCAGGTTTGCAAACATTACTATAGCATCGGTAAATATACCTACCAGGGGAGCAAAATATTTACCTACTTTAAAAATACTAATTCCAATATCTTGAAACCATGCATTTAATCTCTTCATTTTTTCAGAATAAGACCCCATAATTACGTCTGCCTGCCTTTGCGCATCATTTGTACCAGTTATTTTCTTTTTATATTCTTCAGTTAAATCAATTCCCTGAATTAAAGCCACAGCAGCGTCCTTATTTTCTCTTCCGAACAATTCAGTCATAAGTGCTGTATCTTGCATAATAGGCTTTAATAACGACAACCTTTCTGTTAACGATTTACTTTTATCTCCTAAAGCATTAACATCTATTCCTGCTGCTTCCAATTCGTCTTTTGCTGTTTTTGGTAAAAAACGTCCTTCTGATAATTTACCTAAAACATTACGAAGAGCTATGCCGCCCTCGCTTCCTTTTTTTCCTGCTTTATCTAATGTCTGTATAGAGGCATTTAACTCTTCAAACGATACTCCGCTCATTTTGGCTGCCATGCCTGAATTTTCTATTGCCGCTTTTATATTTGGCAATTCGGCACTTCCCTCTGCTGCGGCTGCCGACATAACATTCATCATACGTGTCATCTCTTTGCTTGCCTCTAAAGGATTATTCAGATCCACACCATACTGATTCATAGCCGTTGTTAACACTTCTGCTGCTGAAGTTGCATTACCGCCCATTTGTTTGCTTAAAATGGCAACATTTCTCGCCATTTTATCCAAAACATCTGGCGTTTTAGCAAGCTCTGGCGTTAGTTGAGATAGCAATAACTTGTAAGACTCTAACGATTGAGCTGGTTCCAACCCAAATATTTTCGCTGTTTTTCTTGCATTATTTCCAACCTTATCTAGCGCATCCCCTGTTACCTTGGTTATGGCTGACAATTCTTGAAGGGTTCTATTAAATTCTACTCCAGGTTTAATTGCCTGGGTTAAATTATCATTAAAAGACCTTACAGCCTGTCCTATTTGATTCCATAAAAATGCTTTCCCTCCGATTTCTTGTATTTTACTTGAAAACAAATTTAATTTAGACGTTACTTGTCCTGTTTTTACTTCTACTCCTCCAAGTTTTTCAATAATAGTATTTAACGGTGCTGTAATATCATCCGTTAAATTAAATACAAAAGTAACTTGTTGGGCATTCATAAAAATTTATTATATTTGCAGAAATATTTTTTATGGATTTATTAATTAATTTTTTAGGTTTTATTTTTTGGGTTTTCTGGTTTATAGCTCTTATAGGACTTGGTGTTGTTTTATTAGTTCCTGAGCGTTTCTTAGATACCTTTAAGAGAGCCAAAAACAGCAAAAAGTAATTTGTTCTGCAACTCCATTTCCAACTTCTTAATATATATTGCCTCTTGAAATAACTCTGCCCATTGCTCTTCGTTCAGTTCGCAGGGTTCTATTTTAAACACACTCCTTATTAAAGCATTCCCTTTCCGTATCTCATCGAAGCCGTCTCTATCATCAAGAGAAGCTTCTTCTACAACTTTTTTATTTTTGCCTCCAATAGTTTAAAAAGGTTTGATAAAGATCCCATAGCTGCTACTTTTATCTCATCATCATTTCTCATCTCCATATCTCCATCTAACCAACAGCTGTCAAATAAAATTTCTCCAGATTTAATAGGATCTTCATTTGCATATTTGCTTGCTGCTGATATTATTTGAAGATTGGGCTTCTTAAAATAGCCTTTAACAACTTTTCCTTCCTTTTCTACCTCTATTTCATAGACTTCGCCATTCCTGGCTTTTAATTCTGCTATTTTGGTTTCTTCCATAATTATATTATTTTCCCCAGGTTATACCTGCAATTATTAAATCAAGCTTAACCGGAATATTAGAGTCACCTTGTTTTGTCTCAACAACGTTATTTGTAAATTCTGCTTTATGTATTATATCTGTAATAACCTTATTGCCATTAAGATATGATACAGCAATTGGAAACGCAGGTATGTCCAGCAAGCTTTTTCCTGGAGGCATAGCAGATTGTATTCGTCTTACTTCTTTCATTTCAAGCGTTATGCTTGCTGAATATTCTTTTCTGCCATATCCCCTGCTAACTGGCTCGACCCCCGCTCCATAATTATTAACTTTATCTTGTTTTTCAGAATAATTGATTTCTGTAAAGCCTTTTATGTCGGTCCCAAGAATATTCATATTAATACCAGACCAACTATAAGCTACTCCATTAATTAATGTTTTTCCCATTTGTTTCTATTTATAATGTTAATGTTAAACTAATTACCCCTTCTATCATTCTTGCAACACCTATTGGTATTATTTTGAAGACTATATCTAATTTTTCACCTTCTTCAAAAAAAACTTTATCAGGATTAATATAAACTGACGCTGCTGATATTTCCTCATCACTAACCATATTTTCCAAAGCCGCTGTACATTTTCCTTCAAAATATCCTATCATAGTAGGTGTTATTTTTCCTTCTTCTGTTAAGGGTATCGGGCTGTTAAGGTCATCTAATAAGGCTGCTCTGATAATTCTTGCAGCTTTATTTAATGTTCTTGCATTTTCAATATACGCTTCGTCTGCTGACTGAGCCGCACAAGTGGGACTACTCTGAAACCAATATCCAGTTTTCCCTGTATAATTTTTTACAAAAATATATCCTTTTTCGTGTAATGTATTTTGGTCTGTGTCGCTTATTGAGCTTATTTTTGAACCATTACTTATTCCTGCATTAATAAAATAACCAAGAGAAGCATTTGTTAATGGGAATTTTCCAACCCATCCAATACATTCATTTACTTTTGCAGCGCTTATACACCCCAACATATCACCTATTGCAGCATAAGTTAAATAAGGTTTAATCTCATCATAACCGCTTAGATAGACTTTATTTGAAATATCCCAATCCGCTCCTATAACAACCGCCACTTGTGGCGATAATAATGTTCGTAAATTTGTAGCAAGGGTAGCAGTGGTATTGAAATTTCTGCCTTCTATTAATATATTAACAGGTCTGTGTTGTATAAATTCTTCTTCTGCTAATGCCTGGGCTTTTATTACTGCCGTCAACACATCTCCAAAACTTCCTTCTGTGTTTAGCCCAACTCCAATTTGTCTTATTTTGCCTCCTTGTTCTACAAGAAGCTTCTTAACATATTCTTTTTCTTTATCACACATATCAGTTAGCGTTATAGTTGTTGCTACCAACATTAAATATAAGGTTGCTGATGGATTTCTATAAAAAAACCTTTCTATATGATGATATACCAATACTTTGTTATCATCATCATAATCCTGGTCTATTCCATAATTTTCAGCATCTGCTTTTGATTGCAGAGTAACAATATCGCCTAAAGCAATATCATCAGTAGGGACTCCCTGCAATATTAAACCAGAAATATGGTCTTCGCTTGGATCTCGCCTCCCCAAGCCTGATGCTTTTGTTAATTTTATATCAGGTATGCTCATTTTATTTTAATTATTTGGTTTTTATTGAATTTTATAACTTTGCCTTTAATTGTCCTGTTATGATTATCTGCATAATTTTTATGTAGAAAACAATAACCATCTTCTGTTGCATATACTATATCTGCTTCTGTCAACTTAAAACAATATCTTGCCTTTTCTATCAGTTCTATATGCGAATATTTTTTCATATTATTTCTTGTTGCGTGGGCAGGATTTGAACCTACGACCTCAAGGGCATGAACCTTGCGAGCTACCTCTGCTCCACCACGCTGTTTTTTAATTTTCAAACCGTCGCTTATCCTGCGATTTTTGTTTCTTTTTCAGATTTGGTATAATTATATTAATTAGCCTTACTACAAGGCTTATTATACTTATGTTTCGTTTTGTTGGATACACACGTGCTATTGTCTCAAGTATTAATACAGCTATGGTTGCTATCCAACCCCAGTCACTCTCGCCTTCAGGTATTGTATTATTATCTATTACCTGTGTAGATATGCTGTCAACCTGTTCGGTAGTTACTTTAACCGTCTTTCCTTCATCTGTTGCGATTGCATATAATGCAAGTGTCATTATTATTGTTAATATTATAAGTGTTAATTTCATTTATATTTTTTTTATATTATTTCAAAATGTGGAAAATCTTTGAAACCTTTCCAGTCTCCGCCCCATTCTATTCTATTTTCCATTTTACCCACCTTTTTTAGCTCTCTGGCTTTGCTCTTAACATAAGCTCCAAATAGCTTTATCTTTTCAATATCTTTCCAGTCTATCGGATAAGGCATTACGTCTATAGCTTCAGAGGGGGTAATGTTATGTTTGCTTCTTGGCCATTTAAGTTTGCTTGTCCCTTTTTTATAAGCCTCATCCTGCTCTTTTTGTCCCCTGTATCCGCATATCACAGCGCAATCAAAATCTCTGACCACTTCATTGAAAAGCGTTTGCAGATCTTTATGACAGGTTGCAAGTCTTTGTTTTGATGTTTCTGAAAACGTGTGCATTATCTTTTGCAAATTTTTCTTTTTAAGTAAAATATAAACTCTTTGCCCAGTATTCCGCCCACTCCCGCAATAAAAGCAAGAAAAAGCGCTTCAGCAACACTTCTGACGTTTATTGCTCCCAATATTATCCCGCCAATGTATGCAAGGTTGCCCGTAATGATTGATAATATATTGTCCCTCATTTCTCATATATATTTTTTTTGTCTCGCCCTGGGGAGTCGAACCCCAGGCTTGACCTTCGCGAGTATAAACAACTAATCAATAAGTATAAACAGAAGATACAATTGCACCAAAGCCTTCTGTCTTTTTTGGCAGACAAATATGATATAGTCTAAAACCAACTACAGAACGACGGTTTGCAGGATCTGTCTTTGAGTCTGAGTAATACATATCAACCGAACCTCTTGCCTGAACAGCTCTCTGAGCATAGAAAAAGAAACTGGCTGCCTGATCATTCTCAGGGTCTGTTGCAGCGCCAAATGCTTTTTTAGTCAAAACATTATTTACATCAACATATTTCGGACAATTATTGTATTCATATATATCAAACCCATACATTTTTAAAATAACGCCTTCTTTAATGTCTTTATACTGCCTTTCAAAGCTTTCATCAATAAGCAATAAATCCTGTATATGTTCATTACATAAAACCAATATTCTATCTTTTTTTGGAACATTCAAATCGTCAAGTTTTCGTTTAGCCATAATTATATCAGCGGTAGTCAGCCTTTTTCTTGGATATAACTCACCATTGCTGGCGCCGGTAGTCATAACTATTGGGGTAGATGTAGCATTTATATTAGGTGCAAGACTATGAGCAGCTTTATCTGCTGTTTTTTCTTCTAACACCTCTCTATGATTATCCGCCACAGAACCTTTTTTATCATAAGGCAGAGCATACAATTCATCATCTGAAACCGCTGTATTGGTTGTGTCAAATTTGTCCAACCCAATAGGAACATCTTCATCTTCCCTGAAATTTATTTCTATAGGATAGGTTGTATTATTGATTAATACTTCGGGGTCTGCTCCAATATCAACTAAATGTATTGTATTATTATTGACAAATTCATTCCTGGAAGGTATTCGGCTTAAAAACTCCCCCGTATGCCTGAACTTCTTGATTATCTCTCCTGTCCATAGTTCTTTTAATAAGCTTGCCATTGACATAAATATCATCATAAAACCGAACCCTATACCTGCATATTGAGGCTTTGACTTTTCAAAGTTTGGATCATAAACATAAGCTTTAGTGTTTTTTACAAACCAATATAACTTATTTACTTCGGGGTTTTGTGGCAATTCTGCATCTCCTTTTATTGAACAGTTATACAAAGATATATTTGTACTTTCCTGCACAAAAACTTTATCAACATTAAATTTGTCCTGCAAATAAAATGTCCCTGCTTCTAAATTAGTGACTAATAAACTCACTGTTACAATTAATAATAATATTGCTTTTTTCATTTTTAAAAATATATTGATGGTTAATTAATTTTAAATATTATTTAAACGGTATTTAATTAGGCTTTGTAATCTATTCCGTATTCTGCTTTATAAAGCTTTTTATAGCTTTCCAAATCTTCTTTTTTTAGCATTTCAATTTCTTCAATTGTAAGCTCTGTTAATTTCTTTTTTTCTGTCCCTGTTGCGCTTGTTTTGGATAAAATGTCCGTTGGCTTTACAATTCCTGGCATTGATTCAATAACTTGTTTTGCAGCATCAAAATCCGCCTTTGCCATTTTTACAAACGTTTCTTTTTTGTCTGCCGAGATTTTTTTTGCTTCAATCGCTGCAAGAACTAATGTTTCTGCTTTTATATTTTTTGCACTTTCTGCTTCAGCAGCTAAACTTTCATTCTTTTTTGACAATTCGCTTACGTCGCTTATTAATTTTTCTATTGCGATTAGTATATCGCCTTCATTGGCTGTTTCAGCCAATTTTAATTTAATTGCAATGTTTTTCATTTTTGCTTTGTTATTATTTGGTTTATTAATTATATCCGGTAGTATTGTCGTATCAAGAGCTAAATTTATTATTTGCCCTTGCGAATTATATAGTTTTAAGGCGTTATCATTACCTCCTATATCTACTATACTTGCTTCTATTACTTTAGCTTTAGTTACTGTTGGCTTTGTTTGTCCCTGTAATAAATTTTCTGTCTCTGTCGATGTCTCTAAAGGTTCAAATCCCAGACTTGCCATTTTTAATATTCCTGCCTCTACCTTATCTTTTATTTTTTTTGCAAACTCGTCCTTTTCGTCAAATACAGCATCAGCCAACAATTGATTATTTTCTTTTCTTATGTTTTCCCATCTTCCTATTGGTAATATGTTACTATCGTCATATTTACCCGCTCTCCTATGCATCCACAACATTATTGGATTTCTTTCAAATTGGGTAGTATCAATTCCTTCGGTTTTAACTCTGAATCCAAATGAATTAAGCGAATCGTCAGAAAGTATAAAAGTATATGGCATTTGTTCTATGAAAATTTCTGCAAAGAAAATACAAAAAATACCCTTTAAACAAATTATATTATAATAACTATTAAATAATTACATATAAATATTAATAATTTTAAAGTTATTGTTTTCTTATTTTTATTTTACCTCTTTTTAATATGATATTTGCAGCCGTTTTATTTTATTTTGCAATAATGGGTCGTGCTATTAACACAGAAAAAAAAGAGTTCGCCTTTATTCTTTATATGAATGGAGAGCTGCAAAAAAACATTTGCGAAAGAGTTGGAATTACCCCTGTAACTCTTGGCAAATGGATTGATAAGGATAAATGGAAAGAACGCAGGGCAGCAAAAACTATCTCAAAAGCCGAACTTATTAACAAAGCTTTACAGTCTATCAGTAACCTTTTAGACCAGGCTCTTGATAATAAAGACGACCCTAACGCTTTTAACAATCTTTCAGACAGGCTTTCTAAAATAGCAAAAACTATCACTTCCCTTGAAAAAGGTAATACAGTAATTAACGATATGGAAACCTTTAGAGGTTTTATCTCTTTTCTTAACTCCCGGATTGATGTTGACCCCGCTGTAAACCTTGATTTGATTAAAACTATAAATCGCTTGCAGGATATTTATGTTTCTAACAAATTATCTAAAAAATGAGTCAGTCGCAAGAGCTAAGAGCATATAAACAATGGCAGGCTTTTTGTAAAACTATACAAGAGGCTACCGCAATTCCTTATTCAGAAACGCCTGCTGAAAAACAAAAACGTATCAACCGCGCAAAACGGGATTATAATTTTTTTGTTGATTATTACTTTCCTCATTATGCAAAAGCGCCTTGTGCCGATTTTCATATTAAAGCAGCCAACAAAATAGCCTCCGACCCTAATATTTTTGCTGTCCTTGAATGGCCTCGCGAACACGCCAAATCTGTCCACGCAGACATTATTATCCCGCTTTGGCTTAAAATTGACAATCAGCTCACGGGAATGGTACTTGTTGGGAAAAATGAAACAGACGCTTGCAATCAGCTCGCAGATTTACAGGCCGAAATGCAAAATAATCAACGCTATATTAACGACTTTGGCATTCAGTTTAATTATGGTAACTGGCAGGACGGTTCGTTTATCTCGCTCGACGGTATTGAATTTATTGCAATTGGCAGAGGGCAATCTCCCAGAGGTATTCGTAACCGTGAAAAACGCCCTAACTATTGTGTTATTGATGATATAGATGATGACGAAATAGTTCTCAACCCCTCCCGCGTCTCTAAAACTGTTAAATGGATTAACTCCTCTCTTATGGGGGCTATATCTATTAAAGAAGGGCGTTTTGTTATGGTAGGTAATCGTATTCATCGTAAATCTATTCTTGCTAACATAGTCGGAGATACTGAAGAAGGAAAGCCTAAAAATCCATATATCTGGCATTCAAAAATATATGCTGTTGTTAACGATGTCCCTGCCTGGCATCAAAATTACACCTTAAAACAGCTCCGGCAACGCTTTGAAACTATGGGATACTACGCCACACAGCGGGAATTTTTTCACAATCCCATTATTGAAGGATTGGTATTCAAAGAAAACTGGATAAAATGGGAAAAAACCTTACCACTTCATAAATACGATAAAATTATTGCTTATTTTGACCCTTCATATAAACCTAAAACTTCTAACGACTTCAAAGCTATCAAAATATGGGCTAAAACTGGTATTAATCTGCATTGTATTAAAGCTTTTGTAAGACAATGCTCAATACCTGAAGCTGTTAAATGGCTCTACGACTTCCATCAATCCCTGCCAGATAATGTTATTGTTGATTATTATATGGAGGATGTTTTCCTTCAGGATATGTTTTTTGAGGATTTTGATAATGAAGGCAAGCTAAGAGGATATATATTACCTATCAGAGGCGACAAGAGACAAAAACCTGATAAGTTTTCTCGTATCCAGGCTATTGCTCCTCTCTGGGAGCGAGGTCTTGTCTCTTATAGCGAACAGGAAAAAAAGAATTCTGATATGAAAACAGGGATTGATCAAACTCTTTCTTTTGAAAAAGGTTCTGCTACACCAGATGACGGTCCTGACGCCGATGAAGGCGCTATATGGCTGCTCAACAAATATGGCAGAACTCAGGCTTTCCAGCCTATACTTGGTAAAAGAAAATATAAAAATATGTGGTAATCATTAATTAATCAAAATATGTTTTTAACTGACAACGATTATAAAACACTTATTAACGATGACGACCTTGCTGTCATTCAAAAGGCTGACACAGACATAAGAGCTAAAGCCGAAGCTGCAGCACAGGAAGAAATATCCGGATATCTCCGCAACAGGTATGATGTGGATTCTATTTTTGATGAGGCTGGAGACGATAGAAACCCTGTTATTATTATCAAAATGATTGATATAGTTCTTTATCATCTTTCAGCCTCACTTCCGGCAAGGCTGGGAATGGAAACTCGTCAGCTTAGATATGACGAAACTATCAAATGGTTGGATAAAGTCAACAAAGGACTTATTAATCCTGGACTTCCCTATAAAGACGCAGACGACTCCGGCAACCCTATTAAATTCAGCTCGCAAACTAAAACTTCTTACCAATGGTAAATGTAAACAAACAACAATACCCATTACCCCCTTTTAAATACTGTTTAAACTCTTTTTATTTTAAATATCTCTAATTTTTAATATATAGATACCACTAACTAAAAATCTTTTGCCTAATCGCTTTAAATTAAATATAAAAATTCACTTAATATATGAAGCTCGGATATATATACAATCTTTTTGACAACGCTGAAATGTTACTTCCTAACATTCTGCATCATAAACCTCTTGTTGATTATGTATGCGTCATTTATCAGAATATTTCCTTTTTTGACAATTCTCTTAAAACCCCCTTAGAGCCTTATCTCTCAAAACTTAAATCTCAAAATTTTATAGATGATTTTTATTTGTTTTCTCCTGACATTAAAAATGATATTATCAAAAACAAAACTGATAAGTTTAATATCGGTATTGAATTATGCAAAGCTAACAATTGCTCGCATTTTATCCTTGCCGACACTGACGAGTTTTATCAACTTTATGAAATGGAAAAAGCAAAACAAATTATGACTTTGTTTAATTTTGATTCTTCTGCTACTCGGATGTACACTTATTACCACGACCAAAACCACAGATTCGCATTCCAGGAAGATTATTATGTCCCTTTCATTTATAAATTAGACCAACGTCGGTTCAATTTACAAGAATGGCCTGTTCTTTGTGACCCTGCAAGAAAATTATCACCAGGCAAAACTATTATCTTTTATGGTGCTATTACTATGCATCATTTTTCATGGGTAAGAAAAGATATAGCTTTAAAGTTATTTAACAACGCTCATTTCCGCCATTATATTAATTTTTTTGACCTCCTTGTTCAACATCATCGCAACTGGCTGCCCGGAGAACAAGGCTTAACTTGCACCCCTGATGGAGTGACACATATTCAACTCATTGAATTAACCAACAATATTGATCCTTATTTTCAAGCTGATATAATTCCTTATTCTTATTAATATTAATATGACTACCATCAACGACAAATACGCAAATAATAACAAAAATACTTACATTCCTGCTACACTTGCCAGGAATATGAATAGTCAGGCTGCATATAAGCTCGTTGCAGATCTTAAAATGCAAACTCTTCAGCTCACACAGAAAGATATACGCCGATGGAGACAAGCCTGGCAATTAGCTTTGTCAATAGAAAACCCTAAACGATACGATTTGTTAAGCATTTATGACGATGTTATGATTGACCTGCACCTTACCGGTGCTATTCAAAACAGAAAGCTCGCCGTAATGTCTAAAAATTTTAAAATCGTTGGCTCTAAAGACAATAAAGAAAATACTGAGCTTACTAAATTATTCAAAAACCTTTGGTTCAAACAATTTATTTCGCTTTCTCTTGATTCTGCATTCTATGGACATTCTTTAATACAGTTTGATGATATCATTACAGAGCCTGTTATTTCGTTCAAAAAACTTACTCTGGTACCAAGACAGCACGTATGCCCCGAATATTCTGTTCTGCTTAGAGAAACTTCTGACGAACCCAAAAAAGGTATAGACTACACAATACCACCTTTCTCTGATTGGTCTATACCTGTATCTTATAATAATGATCTTGGTCTGCTCCTTAAAATAGCTCCTCAGGCAATTGCTAAAAAAAATCAGTTGCTTTTCTGGGACCAGTTCGGCGAAATTTTCGGTATGCCTATTCGGGTCGCTACTACTCAATCAAGAGACCCTAAAGAGCATATTAAAATTGAAAATATGATGGAACAAATGGGCACTGCTCCATGGGGTCTGTTTCCTGACGGCACAACTATTCAATTAATTGAATCTACAAGAGGTGATGCTTTCCGTGTGTACGACCAGCGTGTTATTAGAGCTAACTCTGAAATGTCTAAAGCAATTCTCGGACAGACTATGACTATGGATGACGGCTCTTCTCTGTCTCAGGCTCAGGTCCACGAACGTGTCGCTGACAATATATTGTTCGCTGATAGCGACTGGATTAAAGACGTAGTTAACGACCAGTTGTTTCCTTTCCTTATTAAGCATAACTTCCCTGTCGCTGGTTATTCTTTCAGCTGGGACGATACTTATGAATTTACGCAAGCCGAAATGGCTCAGGTTGAAAATGTTTTACTTCAAAACTATGATATTGACCCTAAGTATTTCGCCGAAAAATATAACATCCCTATAACAGGAATAAAACAAACTCAAATACCTGCTAACAACCTTAGTCTTAAAAAAAAAAAGTGACTGACGAACATATTATACATCATTCCTGTTCCTGTAGCTCGGCTCTTTCAGATGATTATATCGTCCTTGCTTCTTTACCATTAGATAAGTTACAGGACAAACTTCTGAAATTTGTCTGGGACAATCAGGATGCACAATTCTCATGGGAATACTTTAAAACATATAGTGATATTCTTATTGACGCTCTTATTGCAGGATGGAAAGGCGACAAAACTCTTACCCTTGACTATAGAAACCCTAAAGATGTTAATATTGACTACAAAAGCTCCGACTGGCTTACCATTTCTTTAATGGAAGCTAACCTCTTTGCTTTCTCAGTTGAAAAGTCTTTAGATAAAGTTGCGGCTACAAATAGATTGCTACCAGGTTGCAAAACTTTCAACGACTTCAAAAATAAAGTTTCCGCTGAAATTGGAGAGATTACAGATATAAACAACCTCCGTACCGAATATAATCTCGCTTACCGTACTTCTCAACAGGCTGCTAATTATCATAAGTACCTCGATAAAAAAGACCTTTACCCTTATTGGCAATACAAAACTCAAGGCGATTCCCGTGTCCGAGAAGCTCACGAAAAACTTAACAACCTTGTTTTCAAAGCCGACGACTCCGCTTTCACCTCTATATGGCCACCCAACGGTTGGGGTTGTCGATGCTACATTAAGCCTCTTGCCGATTTGCCTCCCGATTCATCTATCTCTAACAAAAACGACGCAGAAAACGCTCTTAAAGAAACTATTATTAATAATAAAGGAGATAACGAATGGAACAGAATGCAAAAAACCGGCTTTGATAAAAACAGAGCTATTCTTAAAGATATATTTGAGCTTAATAAAAAATATGCAGATTCACTTAACGAGGCTAAGTTCGGTATTAAAGATAATGGATTGCCAAAATATAAAGATATTAAAGACAATGCCAGAATAAACCCAGATATTATTGAGTCAAACCCCGCTGACGCTCTTAAATGGTGGGAGAAACTTGAAAAAATAGATGATAAAAACGCTATTATCAAAGACTATAACGGAAGACCTATAATTATTAACAAAAAAACTTTCAAAAACCACCTCACTAAACAAGGAGACATTCCAAGATATAACCTTATTAATATGATTCCAGATATTCTTGCTAATCCAGACGAAGTATTTTTAAGCCAGGAAGGTCCTAAACCTGATTATGTATATAAATATATTAAATATTATAAAGGTATGCCTATGTTTGTTATCTGTAACCTGAATAATAAAATGAACTCAAATATTACTTCCTGGTATAATCTTAATATTAATAATGATAAAGATTTTGAAACAATAGATAAACACAAGAGGGCTGGTTTACTTGTACATAAAAAAAAGTGACTTTTTTATAGTCCTTAGGCGAATAACTCGCATAATCTATAACAGAGGTCACTTTTTTTTAAATTCAGACTGCAAAGATAATATATTTTAATATCATTTTCCAAATTTATTTTTTAATTATTTGATTATCAGTTAAAATATGGGATTAAAAATTAACTGGCTCGGCAAACATCCCTCTGATGTATTAAGTTTCTATCGCAACCTCCTTGATAATGCTCATAAAATTGTTGAACAGGAAGCTCTTAACCATTTTACTGAGTCATTCGAAAATCAAGGTTTCACTGATACGGCTTTTACCCCCTGGATACCTCGTAAACAAGAGACTGATCGCTCTAAAGGTAAAAAAATATTACAAGATGCTACTATCCTGATGGGCTCAATACACACTATTTATATTGATAAAAAAACTATCACTATCGGTACCGACATCCCTTATGCTAAAATTCACAATGAAGGTGGAACTATTAATGCTAACATACCTGTTTCTAAAAAAATGAAGAAATATTTCTGGTATAAATTCTACGCAACAGGCAATCCTAAATTCAAAGCCGCCGCTCTTTCTAAACAGGTTATTGTTAATACCGAAATGCCTCAACGCCAATTTATCGGAAACTCTCAAATTCTTAACAATAATATTATTAAAGTTTTTAACCTGCAAATTGACAAATTCTTTAAATAAAATCAACTTATGCGTAAACAATTCTTTTTAGACCTTATAACCCGCCTCAAAACTATCAAAAATGATGACGACTATTACAACCCATCTGATGCTATCAAGCATTTTGACCTGTGGAACAATAACACCGAATACCTCCAGCAGTCTAACGTCTTTGCTTTCCCCGCCGTTTTTATAGAGTTCCTACCTATTGTATGGCACAATATTGGCAAAAAAACTCAACAGGCTGATTTAGACTTCCGTTTACATATCCTTACAGAGTCGCTTGCCCTCTCTGCTGATAATTCCCAATTCCAAAGCCAAGCCCTCACTCATCTCGACCTTATTGATAGAATTAATTATTGCCTCGCTCAATGGGAAGGCACTGATTACACCGCCCTTATTTCTCGTACTCAGTCCCTAACCGATAATAACCATAATTCTATCCTTCACAACATTGAGGTCTTTCGGACTCGCATCGAAGACAATTCAGCTTGCTTTATTCCTACTCACTTCTATAACCCGGCACTTAAAATTTCCGGCGAAATAATACACAAATTATAAATCCTATTTTAATTTTATTATGGAAAAATCAATTGAAAAATCTGAAATTAGCAACAAAATTAAAGAAAAAATTACCGAGCTTAATGAATTAAGAAACAATGCTATTGATATGGGCTTATCTGTAAGTATTAATACTGGCTTATTTAAAGATAAATCAAAAAATGCTTTGTTTGTATATATTTATGAAGATACAAAATACTAATCTTCATTAATTATCTTAAATTCAGCATTCTTTACTATGAATTCATCAATAGATGACTTCATAAACTTTTCATACATTATCTTATATGCCTCCTCATTACCACCTTCTGATTTTGATAATTGATATGTTAATATTCTATTCATCATGGATAGCATAATATTATTTTCATATAATTTAAGCAATATCTCCTCTTCCATCTTATCTTTAGGAATACTAATATTGTCTGCAAATTTTATTTTCATTTTTTTATATAATTAATTATAATTTATTATTCAGTTCTTTGACATTATTATTATTACGCAGGTTACAACTGCGTCTTTTTCAAGTCCTGCTCGTCAGACCTCTTAACTTTTTTGTTTATTTTTATTTCTGGTTCTGGCACTGGCTCATACTTCTCTCTTAATAGCTTCAGGTTCTCCTCCAGCAACGATATTATCTTGTCTTTATCCTTGCACCGTGGACACTCTGGAGGCTTGTCAATATAAATATCATTCGGTAAATCTTTAGGAATAATGTCATCAAAAAAGATACTAATAGGTACGTTTAAAGCATTTGCAACTTCAATTAAAATATCTGTTTTAGGGCTTTCTTTATTATATAAATCATAAACTGCCTGTTGTGTTAAATTCAACTTTTGTGATAATACTTTAACAGAAAAATTTTTTAATTCTGCAATTTCTTTTATTTTTTTTCCAATATTAATTTTATATAATTTATTCATAATCAATTAATAATATATGTTAATAAAAAAAATATAACTATTTGTTGAAAATTTTTATGTTTTTTCATACATAGTTGTAGAAATAGTTTTACATTTGCAGCCGAATTAATGACAAAATTACATCTTTTTTTTTAATGGCAAAGAAATATACTTACTTTTACCCTGATAACAAGGCTCTCGGAGACCAATTATACTTAGGCGAACTAAATTTACTCTATAACATTATGATTTGCCAGGGAATGAATTACTCTAAAAACTACATTAAATGCGTCCTAAACGGCTCCCGTACAAACCAACAAATACTTGATTTTGTCTCTCAATACATTTTGCACAGAAATACATTTAAAGCAAATATTAACAACTAATACCTTATATATATGAATACAACAAATTATTTAATCAAATTTTATCCGCCTGTTTTAATTAAAAACGACTTATCTAAAGAAGAAGAAGATAAAATTTATTATGAGCATTCTGGTAAACTTGGTATAAAATGTTCTCATCTTGTAGGAACCAGTGAAATGCCTGATTTTTTATCTAAATTACACATTCCTTATACTATTGAACCATATCCAGATTCTATCAAAACTGCTGATGACGAGTTGCCTTTAAAACCCGTCATAGAATTTACTAAATTGTATTACACAGTAAGAGAGGTTTGTGATATTTTGAAAATAACAAAATCTCGTTTTGATACAATGTTATCAAAGGATTTGATTAAAACAATTAAAAAGCACAATAAAACTTATATAGAGAAAGAAGTAATGATTAACCTTTATAACAATTTTAGATAAAAACAACAACTTATAATACCTTATATATATGCCAACAATTACTTTCACTCCGCCAACAGTTAAAAAATACAGGCAGCTTGACTCAAGGCTTCAGGCTATGCTCATTGACAATATAAGCGCAATTGTAAATGCCGAAAAAAAAGATATTGCTGACGCCCTCTGGAATACAAACCCCGAATGCCTTTACGACAGTCCAATGTTTTCCTCTAATGTCGTAAAAATCAAAAATATTAAGACTTTAACATTTTTCGCTAAATTATTAGAGAAAAATTCTCTAAACAATAAAACATTATTAAACATTTTATAAAAAACAGCCTTTATATATGAACAGAAACAATATAATAATACAGAGATTACGTAAAATATATACACATATTTGGTATATGAAAATTCATAACACAATAATAATTCTTGTACTTTTAATATGGTGTATAAATTTGCGTGAAAAACTAACTATTTCTGAAAAAAACCTCGCAATAACTACGATATTAAAAGATTTTTACCGTGCAGAGATAAAAAGACTTGATTCTATTAATACACTTAATAATATACACATCAAAAGCCTTCACCACCTACTAAATTATAAGCCTCTCCGACACCTTAAACCCAAAGCCGATAGCATTAATAAATTATACAACCACTCTAACAATTAATTATGAGTTTCCGCAACAACAAAGGACAATTCACAGAAGGCATTACCCCTGGAACAAAGGAACCAAAGGCTTATCTATTGGCGGAGTTGTAACTCAATTCAAAAAAGGGCACTTGCCTCATAATACCAAATACAACGGCTGCATTACTCAAAGAACCGACAAATCTGGTACACCATATAAATACATCAGAATTGACCTTGGCAAATGGGAACTATTACACAGATACAACTGGGAACAGGCAAACGGACCTATCCCAAAAAACAACATACTCCGCTCCATCAATGGCGACACCCTTAACTGCGACACATCTAACTGGAATCTTATTACACGTGCCGAACATCTGCAACTTAACCATAAAAATTCCTCAGTGCCTTTTAGTGGTAAACAAAATTCAACTAATATGTCTATACTTAAAAACTATTCAGACTTAATATCCTTTCTAACTAATAAAATAGAAGAACAATCACTCAAGCTAAAAGATTACGAGCTTCAGGTTGCCGATCTCAAAAACCAAATAACTAGTCTTTCTTCTCAACCATCTGTTTCCTCTTCGGTTGATGATAATGTTACAAATAGAGCAACTACTACCTGCCCTATATGCAACAAAGAATTTTTTTCCGATAAAAAACATATCAAATATTGCTCTCAAAAATGTGCTTACAAGGCTAACCTTATTCAATCTAACAAATCAAAAAATAAATACAAAACATATCGCAAGGTAACTTGCAAAAGTTGTGGAAAACAATTTGAAACAGCTCATTCAAAAAAAATTTATTGCTCTATAGAATGTCAGATAAAATATCATAAACCCCCAAAACAAGAAAAAAAGTGTTTTATTTGTGGCGATACTTTCTTTTCCCGTTATCAACAAGCCTTAGTATGCTCCGAAAAATGCAGATATGAAAAATCAAAAAGACGAAACAAATCCTACTTAAACCCTTCGACTATAGCAATACAACAATCCGATATACAAGACCATCAACCCACAATATTATCCAACACACCAACTCTTATCTGCCAAATCTGTGGCTCTTTCTTCGACTCCGCTGATAACCACGCCTCCTTTTGCCCCGACTGTAAAAACCTTACACCTGAAGAAAGAACAGCTAAATACAAAGCCGTTGACCACCTCTGCAATTATAAGGTATTCTCCAACAACAAATTACCCGAAACAATCCATTACTTATAATCAATAATTCACAAAGCGTGAAACTCATTAACAACATATTATATCTTTCTGCTGACGACATCGTGGATTGTGGCGTAAGCTATAATTATATTAAGAGGGCTTTATCCGGTAATAGAAATAGCGAATTACAATCTTGGCAGCATATCAAAGATAACGGCTGCATATATATATGTTACGATTCATTAAAAGAAAAATACCAGATACTCGTTCAACATAAGCTCTGCGCCGGTACTGACCCTTATACCTTTGCCCGCAACCTCGCCATTACCAACCTGCTTACTCTCGCCAATGAAGACAATGATTTTATCAACGCCTATAAAACCGAACAAAACCTATACCTCTCAGACTACCAAAAAATAGAATATAAGCACGCCCTTAAATATCTTAATCTGCTTAAGCAATATAAGTCTAAAGCTGCCATCAACTCTATCGGCTTCCAGTCTAAATCTATGTTCTATCAGGCTGTTATCAGCCACATCAAACAGTTTGGCATTAAACTCCCTGCTTCTGAACAAAGACTCGTCAAAAAACTTCATCAATACATCAATTTGGGGGCCTCCTGCATTATTCATAGAAATATTGCCAACTCTAACGCATTAAAAGTTACCCCTGATGCAAAAGATATTATAGTATCAATCTATGCTAAACCTAATCAATATAACGCTACCCAGACAACTGCGGCTTATAATAATATAGCTGATAAAGCTGGTTTAAAACCTGTTGCCCCGCGCACAATACTTAATCATATTCCACACAACGAAATCCAATCGCTCCGCGAAGGTGTTGACCAATGGCGCAATAACTTCGACCTCGTTGTCAAACGCTCTCGCCCCTCTAAACCTAATTACCTCTGGGTTGGAGACGGTACTCCGGCAGAACTATACTTCCAGTCCCAAAAAATTAACGCCGACAACCACCTACAGCGTAACTTCTGGAAACGTAAATATATTTACGTCGTTACAGATGCTTTCAACGACGCTGTTATGGGCTTCGCTATCGGCGACTCCGAAAACGAAGAGCTTATACGTAAAGCCTGGCGTAACGCCTGCGTCTGGCAGAACGTCCT